GCGTGACCCCGCTAGCCCCGCGTGGCATCATCCCCGACATGGCGAACCATAAGCGCAAGCGACCGAAGCAATCCCGTGCCGGCTGCCTCATGTGCAAGGCCAACAAGGCGAACGGCAACCGTGGTCGCTACCGCTACCAGCCGGGGCACTGCGGCTTCGGAAAGCTGCGCGCACTCAATGGCGCCGACTTGGCGTTGCGCGAGGAATCCTGATGGCCGACCCTCTCTACACCCGCCTACGCGCGACCGCCGATCTGCTGCTCGAAAAGTACGGCAAGCCCGGCCAGATCGTGACCGATGGCGCGCCGACGGGTCCGCCGCACAATCCGCAGCCTGGGCCACCGGTGTTCACGGCGTGCGTATGGGTCGAGGGCGAGAATTCGATCATGAATCGCCCTAGCACCGTCGTTCAACAGGGCGACGTATTCGGGTACATGGCCGCGTCCGCACCGGTGCCGCCGTCGATGGCGCGCAGGATCGAGATATCCGCCGGCGTGGAGCTGGACTTCGTGGAAATCAAGCCGCTCGATCCGGGCGGTGTGCTGCTGTTGTTTGAGTTCCGGGCGCGCGCGTAGTGGCGACCGCCCAGCAAATCCACGCCGCCACCGATGCGCAGGAGCCGGCGATTCGGGCGGCATTCCTGGCCTGGGTGCGCGAGACTGTCGCCGATGCACGGATCGCGGAGATTGAACGGCTCGTCATCCGCGGCGACGTCGAAGGCATCGCAGAATCGCTCGGCATCCAAGCCGTCGCGCTGGCCGCTTTGTTGGAAGCTATCCGGCAGGCATACACGGCCGGCGGCGCCTTTGGGCTGAAGGAACTGCCTCGCCTGCGTGCGCCGGCGGGCCTGGGCGGACCGGCTCTGGCGCGCGCGCCCTATCTCCGGGTCCGCTTCGACGTGCGCAACCTGCGCGCGGAGGCGTGGCTGCGGGACCATTCCGCGCAGTTGGTGTCGCGCATACTGGCTGAGCAACGACAGGTGATCCGGCTTACCCTGGCTGCCGGGGCCGAGTTCGGCCGCAACCCGCGCGCCGTGGCGCTGGATCTCGTCGGCCGCATCGGCGCGACGGGCCGGCGCACTGGCGGCGTAGTGGGGCTCACCGACCCTCAGGCCGGGTTCGTCACCGCGGCGCGGCGGCAGCTTGCATCGGGCGACCCGGCCCAGCTTCGCGCGTACCTCGCCCGCGAGCTGCGCGACCGTCGCTTTGACGGGTTTGTACGTCGGGCGATCGAGGCCGGTAAGCCGGTTCCGGCGTCGACGGTAGACCGCATGACGGGCCGTGACGCCGACGGCCTGCTGCTGCTGAGCGGCGAGACGATAGCGCGCACGGAAGCGTTGACGGCGTTCAATGAGGCGCGCGATGAGGCGTTCCGGCAGGCTGTCGAGACGGCTGGGATCGAACCTGATGCCGTCACGAAGAAATGGGACTCGGCAGCCGATGCGCGCGTGCGCGAGAACCACGCCGCCATGAATGGCCAGCGGGTGAAGTTCACCGAGCCGTTCCGCTCGCCTGGCGGGGCGCAGATGATGCACCCCGGAGATACGTCGCTTGGCGCAGGCGCGGCGGAGATTATCAACTGCCGCTGCATCAGCACGGCGCGCATCAACCATCTGCGGGCGGTGTACCGTGGCCGGTAAAGTCGGCGGACGGTTCTCGGCCTCCGTCGCGGGGTTCGGTGATCGCGCTGTCGCGCGCGCGACCGCCATCATGCGCGAGTCGGCGCAACGGGTGATCGAGCAAGCGCAGACCGCGCGCGGCAACGGCGGCAACATGCCCGTTGACACCGGATTCCTTCGCGCGTCGGGGCAGGCGTCGTTGACGGGGCTGCCGTCTGGGCCGTCGCATCAAGGCGAGGGGTTCGGAAACTTCGACTACACGTTCGTGATCGCGCAGGCCAAACTCGGCGGCACAATCTGGTTCGGCTGGACCGCGAACTACGCCATTTACATGGAATTCCGCTATGGTTTCATGCGCCTGGCCGCGCAGAACTGGCAGGCGATTGTCAATCAGGTAGCTAGGGAGGTGGGGAGATGAAATTTTGCGCGCGAGGCACGGGCGGAAGGTGGCCTGGACACAAGGAGCTTGCTGAGGGCGAACGGCGCGCCGTGTTCGTCGACGGTGAGAGGTTCATTTGCGCGCAGGCTGGTGACACGGAGGCCGGATGGGCTACCGGAGCGGAAACAGAATGGAACAGCGACGGGACTTTTTCCTTCGTTTTCCGCTGCGAGCGCGAAAAAGATATCGCTGAGGGCCGTTTCGTTGGATGCAAGCCGGCGTGCTGCACCCAGGCCGCATGGAACGCCGAAGGTTCGGACCATTGCCCGGAGTGGACGGAAATCACCCTGTATGGAAAGGTCGAGCTGCGAGACGAGCCGTGATCGACGCCGAAATATACGACGCCTTCGCTGCCGCGGTGACGACGTTCGCCGGCTTGCTGTCACCGCCGCTGCCGGTCGCGTTCCCGAACGTGCAGTTCGAACCGCCGGACTCGGGGCCGTGGCTGGAAGTGTCCTGGTTCCCGAACGAAACACAAAACTACGGCATTGGCAATGCCGGACCGAGTATACACCTAGGATTCGGACAAATCGCCGTCGTCGCGCGCAAGGGCGCCGGATTGGCGGTGCCGATGGATATTGCGGGGGCCGCGCTGGCGGCCTTCACGAAGGGCACGCTATTGGGGCCAGCCCGCATCTATCGGAAAGGGTGGATTTCGTCCGTCGTGCAAGAGCCGGATCGGGTCATGATCCCGGTGACACTGCCCTATCGAGCCGCGCCGCCGCGTGATGCTCCGCCGCTGACGGAACTATTCACGTATGAGTTCACGAATACGCAGGCTGTGCAGCTGAGCCTGACAGGAACGGATATAGGTCCGGTTTGGACTTGGAGCGGAGGGGGAGGGCAGACCGGCAACGTATTCAGCGCGAACGTAACCTCAGGCGATACGATCACACTGGAAGTCGCTTACCCAAACTCGATCACCGGAATAACACTTGGCAATAACGGACTACTCGGAGCGCTAATGGACCTCACGCTTACGCCAAATCTTGTTTCATTTTCATGCAATCAAGGCGACCTGAGCGGCAACCTAAATTCAGTGCCATCGCTCTCTTCTCTTGAGCTGTTCGGCTGCGGCGGAAATCCGAACATCACAGGCGCCATCCCCGAGCCTCAGGCTACGCTGATCTACCTTGATGTGTCGGCCTGCGGTATGGCGGGGAACATCCCATCGCTGAGCGATGCACCACTAACGGATGGTGCTTATTTCAGCGACAACATTGGCATCACTGGCCTGGCGGTTGGCGCAACATTCCCGTCGACAATCACGGCCTTCTATGCGGACGGTTGTGCACTCACTGAATCCGCTGTCGATGCGATACTTGCTGCCCTGGTGACGGCCGGAGTCGTGAACTGCGACATCAACCTGAGTGGCGGTACGAATGCTCCTCCTAGCGCATCTGGCCTCGTCAGCAAGGCGGCGCTTGAACTAGACGGCTGCACGGTTACGGTGAACAGCTAATGACAGCCCTTGCACGAATGCTGGTAACTTTTAAAGCGGCCGCCGATTTCACGTCAGAAGACCCGGTGTTGCGCCTTGGAGAAATGGGCGTCGAAACCGACACCGAGAAGCTGAAAATCGGCGACGCGGTAACGGCATGGACTTCGCTGTCGTATGTCGCTGGCGATCCGGCTGCACTCGGCACGATGGCGATACAGAACGCTAATGCCGTCGCGATTACGGGCGGCGCAATCGATGGCACACTGATCGGCACCACGACGCCGGACAAGGGCGCATTCACGTCGCTCAGTTCGACCGGAAACGCAACCCTTGGTGATGCGGTCGGGGACGCGCATGCGATCACCGGAACACTTCGCAACACGCCAGGCACCAACAAACACATCCTCAGCGCATCCGTCACCGCGTCTGCTATCACGGACTTCACAACCGGCGGAGCTGGGTGTTTGTTTTCGCGACCCGACGACGGCGTAGATGGAATGGCCGCCGCATTTCAGTACATCAACAGTGGAGGTCTATACAACTTTGCACTGGTTGCGCGCGATGAGCTGGTGTTCGCTACGGGCGGTGCCGGGCTTTACGGAAGCGCGATAGACCGCGGGCGAGTAGGCTCGACCGGCGATCTCTTGTGGAAGCATAGTGTAAAGTCAAACAACGCCACGGCCGGCGTGGGTTACGCCACCGGCGCAGGCGGCACGGTCACGCAGATCACCAACAAAGCCACGGGTGTCACCCTCAACAAGGCGTGCGGACAGATCACGATGAACAACGCCACGCTCAATGCTGGCGTTGCTGTCACGTTCACGCTAACCAACAGCGCTATTGCGGCGGCGGACCTCCTCGTCCTAAAGCACGCGGCAACCGGGACGCTTGGAAACTACCAATTCGTACACCGCTGCGCAGCAGGCTCCGCGACTATTTCCGTGCGCAACGTCTCGGCGGGAAATCTAAGCGAAGCGGTAGTGATCGGGTTCGCCGTCGTCAAGGGGGTGACGAGCTGACGGCGTGGTTGGCGCGGCGCCACGGTTGCATAATGCTAACCGATGCGCTAGTCTGGCGTTCACACGTTCCGCTGGGAGGCGGCGAAGATGACACCCCGGATGAAAACCATAACCATTTGTGTGATGTGGGCGAGCGCTACAGCCATTGGCTGCTGCATCGGCGATCCGATGACAGCGACGATATTCGTGATGTGCGCGTTCCTCGGCACGCTGGCGGTGCTAGCGGCGCCATGAAACCAGCCCTCTCCTTGATCCTCCCTTACTACCGCAACCGCGGCATGCTGGCCGCCCAATACAACGCCATGACGCACTGGCCTCGCCGGCTATTCGACGAGGTAGAAGTCGTCATTGTCGACGACGGCAGCCCGGAGCCTGCGCTCGACGTGCCGCGCCCCGCCGCACTGCCGCGCCTGTCCATCTACCGCGTGACCGAGGATAGATCCTGGCATCAGCACGGCGCGCGGAATCTCGGCGCGCACGTCGCGACTGGCGGCGTGCTGTTCCTGACCGACATGGATCACGTCGTGCCGGCGGTGACGCTGCTTTGGTGTCTGGAATCGTTGATGACGGACTGCCGCGCATGGATGTTCCCGCGCCGCGACGCACCGAACCTCACGCCGACGCTGGGAAAGGACGGCGTATCGCACAAGCCGCACCCGAACACGTTCGCCATGCGCCGCGAAACCTGGGATCGCGTCGGCGGATACGACGAGGATTTCTGCGGGTTCTACGGGACTGACTCGATGTTCCGGCAGAGGTTGGACGCGCGCGCTGGAATCGTGATGGCGCCGGAGTCGGCGTACATCGTGCGATACCCGCGCGAGGTGATCCCGGATGCGTCAACGACGACGCTCGATCGGAATGCGTCGCGCAGGTATGCAGAGCGGCAGGGCGTGACGGCGAAGAAGGCGCGCGAGGGGCGAACCGGCGTGCCTACGGTGTTGAATTTTCCTTGGGAGAGGGTGCTGTGACAGGACTTCCTACGTTGGATGGGCTCGACTTCTCCCTCGCGCCGGGTTGGGCGCAGTTCTGGGGCGTGAATGAAAAAGGCAACGCATTTTGGAGCGATGGGGAGCCAGTGCCGCTATTCCAGGGGGAGCGCCGGTTTCCGTACGGCATGGTTGTTCCACAAGGTTCTCGGACGAAGTCAGCGCCGCTTTTCGGGTTCGCTGGATCGTGGTGGCATTCCGTCAACAAAAGGCCAACGTCCCAATGAGCGCACAAGGCGCCTTCAAAATCACCGAAGAATTAGAGCGCCTGCTGTGCGAATACACGGGCGCGCCGTATGCGGTGGCGGTGGACAACTGTTCGAATGCGCTGTTTCTGGCGCTGGTGCGGGAAGGAATCGAGGGGCGCGATGTCTACATCCCGGCGTACACCTATCCGTCCGTGCCGTGCGCGATCATCCATGCCGGCGGCAACGTTCGGTTTGAGCACCATCATACGTCGCTCGTAGGCGGACTGCTGACAGGCGCCTACCGACTCGGGTGTACAAGAGTCGTTGACTCGGCCCTGAGATTTACCGCCGGCATGTACCGCCAAGGCCGAACCCAATGCCTGTCCTTCACCGGCCCCTACAAACACCTCAAGCTAGGCAAGGGCGGAGCGATCCTCACCGACTCGCGCGAGGACTATGAATGGTTCAAGCGCGCGCGGTTCTCGGGCCGCAATGAATGCAGCTACCTCGTCGACTCGTTCGATATGCTCGGATGGAACTTCTACATGCTGCCTGAGATTGCGGCGCGCGGTGTCGCGTTGATGGCGGGCTTCCTGCGCGATGGCAATCCGGTTCACAACGATGACCTGGCGTTCCGGTTCCCGGACCTGTCGCGGTTCCCGATCTACACTCAAGCTCGGCCGCGAGTATTCGCGCAGGACGTTTTGCGAGGGTTCGGCCGCGATTTGGATGGCGTCAAGAGCATCCCCCATGCGAACGAAACTGGACGCGAGGTATGAGCGCATGACGCCTGAATACCTCGAGCACCTCGCCGAACGAGTAGATCCGGGGAATTTGTGGCGCGTCCTCTGGCATGAGACAGAGGATTTCACGGAAGATCAACGCATGACGCGAGATACCGCCGTGGCGCTGCGCCGCTATGCGAGGCTGATTCGCAACGGTAGTCCAGCATGAGAGCTATCGCCATCGTCGCGCCACCGTATCGCGAGACCAGCGGCGGCCGGGTTGTGCTACATCGGTTGCAGGCGGTGTTGGCGCAGGCTGGGATCGCCGCATACCTTGTGCCTTGGCGTGCGAGCCTGGACGAAATGCAGGCGCCGCAGCCACCGTATGGGCGCGCGCCCGTCTGCATGCGGCCGGACCACGACGACATCGTGATCTACCCCGACATCGTGCGCGGCAATCCGTTCAACGCCCGGCACGTCGTGCGCTGGCAGCTATACCACCCGCGCCATCCAGTCGCGCCCGGCGACCGCGTGCTCTACTACGCGCCCGCGTTCGGGCCTGGCCCGTATCTGCGCGTGACTGATCCTCGGCTGGAGGTGTTTTGGGAGTCCGTAGGGCCGCGCGACGATACCTGCTGGACGTGGCGAAAGGCTACACGGCAGGGCTGGCGCGAATCAGAGCGCCCGCGCGAAGGAATCGAAATCACCAAGGGCATGAGCCTCACCGATACCGCCGCCACATTCCACCACTGCCGCCGCTTCGTCACCTACGACAACGCGACATTTCTCGCCGTGCAGGCGCGTCTCTGCGGCTGCAAAGTCGAGATACGTTCGCGCACGCCGGTCGATCCATATCTCGCGGGCCTCGTGACCATGAATCCCGAGGGCCTACGCGCGCACCTGATCGAAAAATGCGCCCGCGAGGACGCCGCCGCGATCCAGACATGCAGGGAGCTACTCGAATGGAAATGAAGCGCGTTATGCAAACGCAGTTCGGGACAGATTTCACCGCGCCGCTGGATGAGATAGGAAATTGCCAGCAGGCCGCTATCGCTTCCGTGCTGGGGCTGCCGTTGGATTCCGTGCCGCATTTCTGCGGCCTATATTCCGACAACGAAGAAAGATACGACAAGACAACCGAATGGCTTGCATCGCAAGGCTTCGCGAGCGTTTCGTGGGATTGGGACATGATTAAGCCGCATATCAAGTCGTACTATCGATTGTTCGGAGATTCCGTTTTCGTTACGGGCGGGAAAAGCCCGCGCGGCGATCACCAGCACGCGGTTATCGGACGGCTCACGCCAAGCGGTGGATGGGAGCTAGTCCACGATCCACACCCGGATGGAACGGGTATCGTCGGCGAACCGCTGCAAATCGATATTCTTATCGCCAGGGTCACGGCGCCATGACCACCGCGCAACCGAAGATCGACGTCCGCATCGCCTACGAACCAGGCGGCCAGCTCGGCGCTGACTACAACCGCATATTCCAAGAGACGGCGCACGAATGGGTGCTGCTTCTCGATCACGACGTGCTGCTGCTGAATCCGCACTGGTACACGATCGCGCAAGAGTGCATTCGGCAGAATCCGCGCGCGGGCATCTTTACGTGCTGGACGAACAACATTGGGAATCCGGCGCAGCGGTGGAGCGCGCCGGGTGAAACTGATTCGGTTACCGCGCACCGTGGATTCGCGCGCGAGGTGTTCGATATCAACGGCTATCAGGCCACCGTCATCGACGGCGCCAAGTGCTCCGGCATGCTGCTGCTGATCCGCAAAGCCGCGTGGACGAAGGTAGGCGGATTCCCCGGCGTCGGCATGTTCCGCGAGGACTGGACCTTCGGGCGCAAGGTGCAGGGCGCAGGGTTCGAAGTGCGCCGCATGGATGGCCTGTACGTCTACCATGTGCGCGACCGCAGCGATGGGACGTGGATTCCAGGCGTCGAAACGTCGAAGGAAATTCGCGATCGGCTGAAGGCTGATGGGAAGATCGGTAAGAAGCCTGGGAGGGTGAAGTGAAAATCGAGGCGAAGTTGTTGCTTAAGTTCGCGTTTGAAAGTGTGGATGCGCAGATACGTGGCTTGGCGTTAACCTTTGGCCAATTCCTGAAAAATCAGCGCGCCCCAAACATACTTTTCCGCCACGATGTCCGCCGCGCCAGAGAACGCACCCGCGGCAAGGCGCGCCGCCGCCGCAAACATCTGGCGAGGGCGCGGCGGTGAAGGCGCCTATCGATACGATGCTTGACGGCGTGCAGTGGCGCGCCCGTGAGGGCAGTCCTGACACCACGAACGGGTTGCCATACGCAACGCACGAAGGGGTTCTAGAAATATTCGGGCACAATTTGCGCTGCTACAGGCTAAACACCGGGCAGACAGTCTTTGATGCGGACGACGTGCACGAGTTCTTCGGTGACTGACTTCCTCGCTCGGCTGCGCGCGCATGGGAATGCTTGGATGTCGAATCGATGACAGTCGTTCAGCCCATCCCGCACTACGCCGACTCCGGCCTGCATCCGTGGGACGCAATGCGCGCATGGATGCCGCCAGATCAACTACGCGGATTCCTGCGCGGCAACGTAATAAAATACGTCGCTAGATACGACCGAAAGGGCGGAGTGGCTGACTTGGAAAAGGCGGCACACTACCTCGCAGAACTGGTCGCGATGGAAAAAGAGGCCGCCGCATGCTCGACGTAATTTGCTGGCGCTGGCACACCCCCGGCTACCGCTCAATCTTCGGCCCCGAGACGGTCAACGTCCTGCGCAACATGGTGCGCCGCTGGTACCCGGCGCCGCATCGGTTCTCGTGCATCACCGACGACGCGGAGGAGATCGATCAGGATATCCGAATAATCCCCCTGCCGCGCGCGCACGAACACGTACCCAACCCCGGCGGCCGGCTGAACCCGTCGTGTTACCGCCGGCTGTGGGCGTTCTCGCCCGAGGCCGCCGACGTGATCGGTCCGCGCTTCGTCTCGCTCGACCTGGACTGCGTTATCACCGGGGACCTTCGCCCGCTGTGGGATCGGCCCGAGGATTTCGTCATCTGGGGCGACACCGCCAAGGGAACGCCCTACAACGGGTCCATGTGGCTGCACCGCGCCGGCACGCGCCGGCAGGTGTGGGACACGTTCGACCCCGTCCGCAGCCCCGCGGAGGGCAGGCGGCGCGGCTACATCGGGTCGGACCAGGCTTGGATCGCGGTATGCTTGGGTCCGGATGAGGCCCGCTGGACGGCGCGGGATGGGGTGTATTCGTTCGGGAACGAGTTGAAAAACGGGCGACTGCCGCTGCCGGCGGATGCGCGTGTGGTGCAGTTCCACGGCAAGGCGGACCCCTGGGACGCCGAGCGGCAGCAGATTCCTTGGATTCGTGGGGAGTACCGATGAGCAATATTAGACAGCTACCACCGATTGACTCGGATGCGCTTGCGGCCGATGTAGAGCGGTTCCGCCGCAACCTTTCGAGCATGATCGAGCATGGCAAGCTAATGGCGAAAATGAAACGCGCTTGGTACCTGGCCTATGTGGCCGAGGGGTTCACGCCGAAAGAAGCGCTCGACCTGATCCGGGGCGCATGAAACCCCGCTACCCCACCGTCCGCGCCCCCGCCTGGATCATCCTCGCCAGCGGCCCGAGCCAGAACGCGGAGGATATCGAAACCGTGCGCCTGGCCCGCGCCGAGCTTCTAGGCGCCGGCCTGCGCGTGCTCGCGATCAACAACCAGGGGTTCGCCGCACCATGGGCCGACGTCTGGTACTCCCACGATGCCGCATGGTGGCGCACCTACACCGACACCACCCAATTCCCCGACCACGCCGCCATTCTGCGCGCTTTCCCTGGCGAGCGTGCATGCTGGGACGATTTCGGGATACCATACGGCGCGAGGCCTATCCCTCGGGAGAAGCCGGTCGACGGCCTGGGATTGGAGGGCGTGCGATCGGGCTGTAACTCGGGGTTCCAGGCGATCAACTTGGCTTTTCTGCGGGGCGCGAAGACCATCATCGGAACCGGATACGACATGCAGCACACCGGCGGCAAGCGGCATAACCATGCGGACCATCCGGCGCCGCTGGGGAACTTTTCCGCGGGTATGCCTGAAATGTGCCGTCGCCACATGGGCACGCTCGCCGGCCCGCTGCGCGAACTTGGCGTCCGAGTTATCAACGCCACCCGCGAAACCGCCCTGACCTGTTTCGAGCGCATGTCGCTGGCCGACGCGATCAACGTCGCCCGCGCACGCCTCACCACACACCCGGCGCCGCCGGTTGCATCGCCCGCACACCGCGGGCTCTCTTGACCTGAGGGAATCCCCATGGCGGACACCGCTTATACCCAGAGTGGCAACAAGTTCTACATCAGCACCACGATCGAGGACGACGACTTGACCGACCACGTCGGCTCGGGCTTCCCGTCGCTGTCGTGGGTCGAGGTCGGCAACGTCGGCCAGCTCCCTGAGGTCGGCAACGACCAGAACCTGCCGAGCTACAACGTGCTTTCGCGCGGCGTATCGCTCAAAGGCAAGGGCGTCGCAGATGCGGGCGCCGGCACGCTTGAGGTCGCGCGCAACGACGTTGACCCTGGCCAGATCGCAATGGGCGCCGCGGCTGCGCTGTCGAACTACGGCAACTACGCGTTCAAGATAGAGCGGCAGGACGGCTCCATCGACTACCTGCGCGGTCTCGTCACCGGTCCGATGCGCTCGGGCGGCGGCAACGATGATTTCGACCTGCTGACGTACAACATTTCGCTGAACCAGGAAGTGCTGCACGTCCCAGCGCCGTAACGGCCGGTGGATATTGCGGCCCTCTTGGATGAGGGCCGCTTTTTCCGCCCCGGCTTGTTTCAGCGTTTCCATGCGTCAACCGTAACACGAAAGTTAGCATTGTTCAACTACTCAGGGGTAATTCATGGCAAATTTGACCAACCGCGTGGCTGGCGATACCGCTTTCGAGGTAATCGACCCGGCAACGTCCGAGCCGTCCGGCCTCAGCGTCACGCTTCGGCACAAGACTTCGCCGGAAGTGCGGGCCGTCGATAGAAAGTGGTCCTCGTTCATGCTCAAGGGGCGGCGATTGTCCGTGGAGCAGTTGGAAGCGAGACAGACCGACACGGTCATCGCGCACATCGCGGGATGGACGTGGGGCAATGATCCGAATGGCGAGCCGTTCGCTCTCGACGGCTACACGGACGAATTCACTGAATTGAACGTCCGCCGCGTCTTGAAGGCATACCCGTGGATTCGCGACCAGGTCGATAGTCAGGCCAACGTCGAAGCGGATTTTTACAAGGGCTGACGGAAGACCTATGCGCCGCGATCGAGATTGTCGTCCGGTATGACTCACCAGGCGGCAAGGGCGAACGCGGCGCAGGGTCCAAACCGGGCGAGACACGGCGGCAGTGTAACGAACGGTTCGGGAAGGCCCATCTCAACCCCGAGCCGCCGGAGCCGCCCGAGGGCGGCGAACACCTGTGGGGCTGGTTCTGGGAGCTGTCGAAGCGCCGGCGATCCGGACCCGAGGCGATCAGCTATGCCGAAATCGGCGAATGGTCCCGCGTAACAGGTACACTCGCGCTGCCGGAGGAAGTCGCGATTCTGATCGCGATGGATGATATGTATCTCTCGACGGTCGGCAAGGATAGGCAGGCGGTGAGAGAGCAGCAGGCGGCCGAGAAGCCGGCGAAGAGTGCCGCCAAGCCGGCGGGGAAGAAAGCGAGCCCGAAGCGAGGGAAGTGACGTGGCCGAGATTGCGAGCCTTGGGTTCCGGATCGACTCGACGTCCGCCACGCGCGCAACGAAGTCGCTCGATGGTTTGACAGCCGCCGCGGGGCGCACCGAAGCGGCCGCTAACCGCACCACCAAGGCGATGACGGCGACTGAGGCATCCGCCGCGCGCATGGCGCGATCCGTCGATTCGGCTACGTCTTTCGTGAAGCGTCTCGCGGGCGCGCTACTCACCATTCAGGCCGTGCGCCAGGTATCGCAACTCGCCGACGCGTACACGAACCTCACGTCGAAAATTCGCAACGTCACGGCCAGCGAGGAAGCGCTAGTGCGCGTGCGCGCGCAGGTGTATGACATCGCGCAGCGCACGCGCCAAGAGTTCGCCGCGACCGGCGAGCTATACACGCGCCTTACGCGCGCGACTGAAGGCTTGGGGCTGGCGGAGTCGGAGCGCCTGCGCATCACAGAAACGATCAACAAAGCCGCCGTCGTATCGGGCGCGACTGCGATCGAATCGGCCAACGCCATCCGCCAGCTATCGCAGGGCCTGGCATCTGGCGCGCTGCGCGGCGAGGAATTCAATTCCGTTTCAGAGCAAATGCCGGTCCTTCTCGAAATGGTTTCGAAAGCCACCGGGAAGACGCGCGGTGAATTGCGCGCTATGGCAGCCGATGGACTGATTACCGCCGAGGTGTTGGTAGACGCCATCGCCAAAGGCGCGGGCGACGTAGACCGCCAGTTCGCCAATATGACTGTAACCATCGGCGGAGCGATGACGGTTCTCGACAACGCCTTCATGAATTTCATCGGCGGCGCGGATGAAACGTCCGAGTCGTCGCGCGCGGTAGCCGACGCGATCGTCGCCGTGGCGCAGGCACTGGATATCGTTGCGCCTCAGGTGAACGCCATGGTCGGACTGTGGCGCGGGCAGGCCACGGAACAACAGAACGTAACCACTACCGCGCAGGACGTTGCTAAGGGCATGAAGGTCGTGCTCACCGGATTGCTCATAGCGAAGAATGGTGTCGACCTATTTATTGCAGGAATCAAAGCGCTTGCCCTCGTTGCGATGGCGACGGTGCGCTCTACAGTCGACAGTTTCAGCAGTATCGCGCAGGCGTTGCCTGGGATAGCAAAGCGACTTGCAAATCCTCTGGACGTGTTTTTCAGCGAAGACCCGATAATCGCTGCTGTTGAGCGTAATAAAAAAATCGCAACCGATTACATAACGGCGATGAGCGCGGCCGGCGGACAGCTCGCCGTCGATTTCAGCAGCGCAACATCCGACGTTGCCGACGCATTCGCGTTCCTAAACGAGCCGATAAAGAAAACGGAACTGGTCGCGGCCGATACAACTAATGCATTGGGAAAGCTAGGCAAAACCGTCGGCATGACAGCGGACGAAACGCAGAAACTTGAAAAAGCAACTCGCAAATGGGCGGACATGCTTGGCCGTGCGGCGGGTGCGCTGGACCCGGTTATCAAGGCGCAAGAAGAGCACAACAAGCTTGAGCGCGATGCAACTGCGCTCGCCAATGAGTTGATCAAGGCGGGCGGAAACGAGATAAAAATTCGCAATGAGTTGGACCAGATAATCCAGCATTCGGCGGCGAACCGCGACAAGGAAATCGAGGCGATCATGGCGCAGTACGGCGCCGCCGATGAATTGATCGCGATTATGGAGCGCGAAGTCGAGCTTGCCAGCATGTCCGCCGACGAGCGCGAGCGCGCTATCGTTGGAATGCGCGCCGAAGAGGACATGCTTCGCGCAATTGCGACCGTGAACAAGGACGGCATAAAGATCG